TTAGACTTCTACCCTGAAAACCAATAAGATTCTTACCCTTATCATACATTGGTATAATAATACGCGGTTCATCCCTATATGTGGAGTCAAACGTTTGTTTTTGTATATTTGTCCACTCTTTGAATTTATTAGTATAATAAAACTTTTCAGGATTAAGTTTTCTATCTTCCAAATATTTTCTAGCAACATCATTCTCAGATGCTTTAGGAATATCTAACTTTTTCTTGAATACTGGTTTCTTAAATTCAAAGACAGGTTCTTCGCTGACAAAATTTCTTCCTGTATGACCTTCCTTAAATTTCTCAAGAGTATACTGCTTATGAAGAGTAGTATCAAGTTTCTTGATAAAATTATTCAATGACAAACTAGCACCACAGTTGTGACACTTAAAGTTGGTATTGTTCTTCACAACATACATATACCCACGACACTTATTCTTGTTCTTCTGTGAGTCTCCACAGATGGGGCAACGGAAGTTGTATAGGTCAGGTTTGACCTTCTTGAATTTTTGTAGGCGTGACGAAATTAATCCAACATACTTGGAATCAATTAGATCCATTACAACAGGTCACTTTCTTCTTTCTATTATAACCTGCTGTGGTTCGGGAGTCAAGAAAAGGGGTGCCAGTCTGCTACCTGCACCAATGACAAGTGCTGCTACAACTAGAACACCACCAACTTGCCATCTAAACTTGGAAAATCCTCTTATCTCCTCTTGTATCTTATCAATTCTACCGTGAATTACTTTATGATTCTTTTCCTCATTGTATTTAATCTCATCAATCATCTTGATGATGAGTTCGTCACTTTTAATACTTTGCTCTATCCTTTCATCATGCTTCGCTAGGATTTGAGCGATTCTTGCGTTTCCTTCAGATATTTTATCAACAGCGTTCTCTAACTTCGCCAACATCTCTCTGGAGAGATCCTCGTAAATATCTAACTTAGTCTGTAACTGAGCAACTTTTGAATCTGAGAACATTATGCCATCCAGTTCTTACGTGAACCTCTACCCGCGTAAATGTACTTTTTCTTCTTCCTTACAGGAGGATCATCTCCTGCTTGAACTGTCCCTGCGATCTTACCATCACCAACATTATTAGTTGGACCCATGGACATCTCTTCCTTATAAGGTTTTCTTTTCTTATTACCAGGAAATTCTCCTCTATCCTTATATTCTTTATCAGTCAGATAAGCTTGTGGATCATTATGAAACTTCTTCGCATCCTTTTTACCAGTTGGATCAGTAATCATTTGACGAATTGATCTTACTTTTGCTTGTGAAGTTAAAGCATTAGTTCCACCGCCGCCACCACCCATTCCAGGAGCACCCGGAGGAAGTCCAAATTCTTTTAAGATGCGTTGCTCTCTTATAATATTAATGATTTTATTAATATCCATTATAGATTCTTTAATTCATCTAAACAAATATGATCTACTGGAATTCCAGATATATGAGTTTTTGGATAATCAGGAATTCTATTCAAAAAGACAAGAAAACTTTTTATTGATGGCCAAAGATCTTCCTCTAAATTGTAAAATAAAAGAGGAACTGCAGCATCATCAAAAACATTGAATAAAATTATAAGATGATTTAATATCAGGTGAATCTTAAGTTCACCTGTATTTTTATATCTTTTCAATAAACGTTTTATGTAACGGATTCTCTTTAAATCCGCCTCAAAGTCATCTCTGGTAACGGCTTGAGGATTATTATAAAATTTTATAGCAAAGAGTAAATAATTACTCTCATTCAATTCATCAAATCTCATACCATATTATCAGTTATTTAATCAATCTGCGTATTGTGAATCATCGCCAGCATCACCAGTTATACTGCTTCCAGCAACAAGTGTTTCTGTCTTAATTCTAGCCACACCGTGCATATCGGTGTAGGACTTTACAGCAACCCATCCAGCGTGAGATGGAGCATACTTACGTGCAGTTCCAGAGGCAGCATTTGCAACTGCTTGCTCATTAGTATCTACTCCGAAAATCTCTTCACCATCGTAGTTAGAGTCTTCGTTTACATAAACTGGTTGCTCAGAGATGTTGTAAGTAACGCCACTGATAGCGGTTCCGTCAAGACCAGTTGTATTATGAAGAACAGCAGTGGTATTACCAGTGCGCTCCTTAATAACTGCACTTCCTTTTCCTGTAATAGTAACGACTGCACCCTCAATAGCGGAAGCAGCAGGAAGAGTAGCACCACCACCGAAAGTTGCAACCTTAGTTGTAAGGTTGACACTAACAGTACCAGTCGAATATAAAGAGTCTGATGTGCCCCAAAGAGACATGTTTCCTTACCTATGAATCTTGTATGGAAATATTTATAAAAAGAGAATCACTCCTCTTCTTTAGCAACCATAGCTTTCTTGACAACTTCCAGTAGTTGATCGTCCATATCAGTCTTGGTTAGCTTAACCGCTTTACCCAAGATAACAAGACAGATCTCAACCAACTTCTCACCGAGTTCCTCATTTTCCGGAATCTTCGCGACCGCATCGGAGATAATTTTTGACGCAAGTGGGAGTAAAAATGCAAACATTGTTTTATCACATACTTACATTATATAGTGGACTTTACTATTTTTTCAGATTCCTGTCTCTGATCCGTCAGCGTATTTTTTCATTTTAGATCCATCAGGATTCATTGTTGCTTTACGTGCTCTTTCTGCAGCACGTCTTTTGATTTCATTGTTGGAATTGTTAAAGTCTGGATGACCACCACCAGCAGTAACTGATGTTTGCTCACAAGTTGCCGCCATCTTAGCAGATGAGGCAGTCATTGCTTTCATGGTCTCTTCTTCACCAGGTTCCATATTCATAATCAATGGATTCTTCATACCCATTGCTCTCAACTTATTCTTAAGAAGTGTTCTATAAGTTGCTCTTTCACCAGCAGAGATTTCTTCCTTCTCTTTTTTACCCTCTTCAACAGTATCTGGACATGCCTTCGTGCCATGAATATCACAATCTTTTCCTTCTTCTGTTTTAGTACATACTAATTTTTTCTTTTCAATCAATTCTTTCAGTTTAGAAGCACTCTCTGTTGTAGGCATTACCTTAACAGCACCAGTCTTGTAATTATCAATGTTAGAAGGGTTGATTTTTTTGGTGTTCTGTCCTTCAGTTGAAGTAGTTCCATCAACAAGGAACTCTTCCTTCACTGCATTCTTCTTAGCAATCGCTTTATTAATAGCATCACGACGGTTGTAGATGTACTTATCAGTGCCATCTTTCTTACCATCATTGTTTACATCACCATCTCTATCACTAGATTTCTTGGCAACTGGATCCATTTTTCCTTTACCTTCTCGTTTGGTTCCTTCATAAGGATCACCGTGCTCAGTCATCTCAACTTTCAAACCCTTTGATCTTAGCGCAGTAATTTTTTCACGATTGGCATATCTTACATACGATTTACCAGATTTTTCATCAATGACTCTTACCTTATACTTCTTCTCTGAAGTTTCATCTTCCTGGATGACCTCTTCTTCAATAGTCTTCTCAACGAAGACTTTAAACATTGCTTTTGCGACAGCACTAGTAGCACCATCATTCATAGTAGCATCATAAGACTCTTTCTTATCACCACCACCATCTTTTCCAAATAGTTTTGCTCTAACTGCTGCTTGTTCTGGAGCAGTAAGATTGCTGTTAGACATATACTGGGAGTATGCCGCTCTCAAATCAATACCTTCTCTTCTAGCACGATAACGGATATCGTAAACTGCTTGACGAATCTTCTTCTCAGAACCATCACCTTTTACACTACTTTCACCCGGAGCAGTATCTGCTGGAGCTGCTTTCGCAGGAGCGTGCTTTCTCGCTGGGAGTTCCTCAAATATCTTTTTAGTCATCGGAAGAATTCTAGAATACTATTTTCTTATCTTATATTTATTTATGAATTGTCTTCCGCTAGACATTCCAGGAACCATGGTCTCAACGTACTTCCTGTGAGCATCAGTTCCAATTAATCTTTGACTAGCAGGAACTCCAGAAATAGTAGTTCCATTTACCACTGCCTCAGTGACATCTCTAATCCATGCTTTAAACATAATCTTATCTTCAGTAACACAAATAAGATGATTAGCACCTCTACGGACAATACGACCAACTAAACCAGTATTGAGATTTTCAACCAATTCACCTAAACGGAAAATTGCCTTACTAACATAATTTTCTCTTAGAGTATCTTGATCAAACTTGGGTGCCATTTCCCAGATACCCCATTCCTCATTGATACCCATTGACATTCTTGTAGTATCAAAAAGTTGCTTTGCTTCTCTACGTGGAAAACCTTCAGGCATAGCAGACATGAAAGTTTTGAAATCATTTTCAGAAGCAGCAAGTCTCAATCTTGATGCTGACATTCCTTCCACGCCATCAGCGTCAGGATCCCTATCACCAGCAGAAACAACCTCAACATTGTCGAACTGATATAGAGAACCATTATAGTTGTTAGCAAGTTTATCAAACTCCTTTACTCTATCGGCACCACCAACAATTCTTACGTTAGCATATCCATCATTATGTGCTTTCTTTAAAATATCAAAAATAGTTCTAGTATTTTGATCATTTTGAATCCTTGAACTATGTTGAGGGAACATTCCTCTCATGAACGCTACCTTAGTATCAGCATCTAAAGGATTCTTCTTAGGATCATTTGAACGTGAAGGAACAATTACATAATCACTTTCTTCTGCTTCGGCAGCGGCAGCAGCAGTATCCATTAATTGTTGATGACCAACATGTGGTGGATTGAATCTACCAAAAGCAATAGTCAAAGTTCCTCTTGTCTTAGGAACTGGTGGTGGTCCTGCTTCTAAGTCGGGACTGATATTTACTGTCTGTTGCTGAGGTTCAGGTACTGCTGTTTGTTGTGCTTGAGGTTCCTGTTGTTGTAGAGCAGGGTCTGTGAAATTAGGATCAGAAACGTTCTTTTCTAATTCCGTTTGATTGGGATCATCTTGCCCAACTTTCTGTCTCTTATTATAAAACTTTAATCTGCCTTTTTCAGTCTTAGCGACAAATTCTCCTGTAGAACGATCATACCATCCACCATGCCCATCACCTTGAAGACCAAGACGTGCTGCTTGTTGTGCTGCGGATTCGCTTAAAAATTTAAAAAAGGATTTCATTATTTGTTTCTACGTAGTTCTAAAGTAATCTTTCCACGATTGGTAACGATATACTTTAAAATATCATTTCTTATTTTTATATATTTATTCTTCTCAGTGCCTTTGGTTACATCTATCTCCTTTTGAAATGTCAAGTAGATATATCTAGCAAACTGTTCATAGTTTGTTCCATCATAATCTTTAATAAGTTTACTAATATATTCAGACATATTGTTTGATGCTCCTACCACCTTTTCCACTGATAACCATTCTAGCACCCTTTATGCCATAGTTAGAACGGTCACCTTTGTAGATACACATAAAAACGGGTTCGTAAGCACCACCAATAGAATCACCGTTATTATGAGTTTGTGCAGAAGCAACTAACTTATACTTACCAACTCCAGTTCTAGTAACGTTCACAGTTCCTTGAAGAAGAACATCCACATTCTGAATACTTGAACCACCACCAAATCCATTACCATAAATCGCCATCATCTTCAGACGATTATCTTTTATTTTTCTAGCAACCGTTGTTGCACTAGGCATTTGAGTTCCAAACATTGCTTGACAAGTTTGAACAAACGCCCGAGTCTCTGGATGTGCTGCCAACATAGGTTCACCACGTTGAGTTATACCACCCCACTGCTGAATTGCAGTTGCAGATGAACCATCCTTGTGAGAAACAAATCCAACCATATTTCCATTCATATCTCTGAAATGAAAGTCAGACTTTGGAGTTCCAGGTGTGCTTTCTACATTTACAACTTGATATGAATTCTTTCCAACTTGAAGATTAACAAAATCAGATCCTAGTTGATTCTTTATCTGCTCCAATTTTCTCCTTATAGAACTTACTTCCACATCTTCTGCAGCAGTTGTATTTTGAGATCTACCAGAAAATATAGAATCTTTATAGAGTTGAGTCAGTCTAATCTGACCCTTCATTGTTGTTGGAAGAATGATACTAGAACCTTGCTGATATTGAGAAAGATCTTCAATACTTCTTAAAGTATTAGCAACGGTAGGATCAATCTTCACCTTTTGTCCATTGCTTTCCACAAGAGTAAAATCTCCTCTACTTGCAATCCTTGTGCGAAACAGAGAGAAGTTATTTCTCTTTCTAAGTTCTGTGGGAGATAATCCTGCCATTTCCCTTTTTGGGTATTTATGGAGTTAAGCGGACTCGAACCGCTGACATCCTGCTTGCAAAGCAGGCGCTCTACCAACTGAGCTATAACCCCGAAAGAAGATTAATCCTCTTTGAGTTTCTTTGCTTGTCTACTAGACCACAATGCAGCAAGAATAATAGCACCATAGAAAAGAGTGTCATCCAGCATCACTAGGAAGAAGATAACAGAAGCACCATACTTAATTATAAAAGGTAATGGTGATAAGATTTTACCGAAGACTTTGCGGTATTGTTGTTCAAACTTGAAGTATCCAAGTGCTAACAATGTAACTACAAACTCACTATATGGAACAACAAAGTATAATGAGAAGAAGATGAAGAGTGGCCAATAGTGGCGTTCAGGAATCTTCTTTACTAGTTTCAGATACTTATGAATTAAGTTCTTCATCTATCTGTTCATCAAGGTCATTAATAACATTACGTATTTCAACAATTCGCACCGGTACACATTTAGGGTCATATGTGTAAATCTTCTGCTCATCAAAAAGAACTTGCCTAACTGCTGCAGCAGATCTAACGTCAAGATTTAGAGTAATCATTTCCATCCTCCTTTTAGAACCCACTCATCGTGGTATTGGTTTTTCCAAGCATTGCTGATTCCGTAGGATGGTTGAATTACTTGCTCAATATACCTACGATTTTCTTTGGCAATATTTAAACTCTGTTCTTCTAGAGTTTTGACTCGCCCATCAATTTGTGAGGACCACCATACTGCTCCTGCACCCTGAACCAAGAGGAAAGATACAATAGCAAAAGGGATTTTAAAATCTTTCATGATTCACTCTCAAGTAGTTTGTCTATCTGTTGAGAAATCTCTCTGATTTTAAGGATACCTTCATTAGAGAAAAAACCAGGGTGGTCTTTTGTATACAAGAACAGATGATGACGTAAAACAATTGCGTCATGTCTACTCAGTTCAAGGTTGATCACAGATCGTCAACCTCACGGTTTTCAGAGTAATATACATCAAACTGTCCACCAGGATAACGCTTCTCAAGTTTCTTGACATTGCGAGCAACGACTTCATCAAAAGGAACTCCCAGCGCCATACATGCTTGCGCTACATACCACATCAAATCACCAAGTTCAATAATAAGGTGTTCTTTATTATGAGTATCCCAGGGTTTGCCTTGGAAGATCATTTTCTTGATAATCTCAAGAAACTCACCACCTTCAGCATTAATACCAACACCGGCAGTCAGGAGACGTTCAATATTGGCACCTTTCTCATCCAGTTCAACTAGACGATCAGAAAGGGCAACGAAATCTGTAGATGCATCAGAAGTAACAGCATCTACGAATCTTTCATATCGTTCAAAATCAACTTGCTTAGTCATTAGAATTTAAATCCGTCGAATGATTTTTTAGGTTTCTTTTCTTCCTCGTAATTATACTCCTCTTCTCGTCCAGAGTCAAGTATATCTTCTTGTGCTGTTTGTTCGCAATCATACAATCGCATCTTAGCACGATCAATACCAACAATAAATCTTTTGAATATTGTTGGATCATTATAGCGATTCTTTAATTGCTTCACCATAATCTGTCCCAACTGTTCCAGTTCTTCCGTGCTAATAAGGGCAAACATAAGATCAGCAGTAGCAGGGAGACCAAAGGATTCACTAGTATCAGTAAGGTCAACATCAGAGCTACCATAACCAGAACGAGTGGTCTGGGTGGCAGATACGATAGGGACCTCGGCTTCGACAGCCAATCCTCTAAGTTCCTCTGCAATCGACTTAACAAGAGTATAGGAATTAATATTGGCAGATCCTTTGTAACGTGACGAGGCACAAATATTGAGATAATCCACAAATATAATATCAGGTTTAAAAGACTTCTTAAGTGAAAGTTCATTAAGAAGTGCCTTAAAGTGTCCACTGTGGGCGCTGGCAGTAGGATACTCTTTAATTATAAGTTGCCCCTGAGTTTTCTTAGTAAGATTGGTTACTTTGTTTTCAAAAGAAGATTTAGGAAGTTCTACCAAATCTTGAATAGGGACATTGAGGAGGTTTGCGTCAATACGTTCAGCAATTTTCTCCTCTGCCATCTCCATTGTAATGTAAAGCACGTTACGTCCGTTAAGCAAAATGGAGCTAGCCATGTGACACATGAAAAGAGACTTACCAACACCTGTCCCAGCAAGAGCGACATTAAGAGTCTTTTTAGGAAGACCACCTTTCGTAATCTTGTTGAAATATTCTAGATCAAATGGAATACGATCTTCTTTCCGGTGATAAGACTCATATCTTTCTTTATAATCTTCTAAGTAGTTGTGACCGATATGGTTGTCAAAAGAAACCGCAAGAGCATCCGACAAAATTGAAGGGATAGCATCACGATTCTTTTCTTTATCTCCACCATCAGCAATACCAATAGATTCCATCAATGCCAAATAAATGGCACGATCACGACACCACTTCTCAGTGGTATCCAATAACCAATTGTGCTCTACGGGAGCATCTGTGAGACTAGAAGTAATCTCACGGGATTCTTTGACCTCAGTTTCAGATAGGTCAGTACGGGTTTCTAGTTCAATAGCAAGTGCTTCTGTTGTGATAGCAGCACCATACTTCACAATGAACTGAGTAATCTCCTGAAAGATAATCTTTTCAGTTCTCTGTTCAAAATAATCAGGTTGAATGAAAGGAATTACTTTACGAGAATACTCTTCATTGAAAACAAGATTTCGCAGAATAGTTGTCTCAATTCGCTCCATAAGAATAGGTCTGTTGTGCAATTACGTCTAATTTTTCCATCACTTCAGGGGTGAAGTAAGTATCGGGATCTTTCAGGATTGCTTTCGCGTATACCTTCTTCCCATCTATCTCATATCTACCAGCAACGTTTTTCCATAATCCGCCAATCTCACCAAGTTCAAGAAGACCAAAATATCGATCAAGACCACGCTCATCGTAATAAAGACGCACCGTAACATCTTGATTCTCCTTGCTTAAACGCGACTTAGCAGTCTTTGCCTTGATAAGATTTCCAACGATTTCCGTTCCATCCTTCTCCTTCTTTTTGCTAAGATGGATAATTGTAGAAGCAGCGTACTTGAGTCCAGAACCTCCTCCCATTTCTTTAGTTGGAACGTAAGCACCGATGACATCATAAGTATGGTTGGTAACGATCATAGGAATGTTTGCTTGACCCAACTTGAGTGTAAGCATTCTGAAAGCTCCTTTAATAAGTTGGGATTTTGTCATATCCCGAACTAGCTTATCGTTGAGCGTATCAGTGATCTCTTTCTCAGTGGATAACATCCCCAATGAGTCTAGCACAAACATGCATGGTTTGCGGTCCTCTGCGGACTTTTTCATATAAAGATCTACTGCCTTAAGTGCCTTACTACGAAACTCTTCAACAGTTACAACATTAACAACAACTACACGATTAAGATCTAACCCACGACTTGCGAGAAGAGACTTGTTAACAGCGGCTTCAGTGTCAAAATATAGACAATAACCATCAGGGTTAGAATCAAGGAAGTTCTTGACGACAGCAAGAGAGAAAAAAGTTTTTCCAGTACTAGACTCCCCAGCAATGGCAGTAATCTTATTCCCAGATACGCCACCAAATATAGACCCTGAAACAAGTGCGTTAAAAATGTACGAACCCGTATCAACATACCTTTCAGTGTCATCAATATCGGATGCGAGTTTTGTGTAGTCATCACCAATTTCTTTTACAATTTCAGTTAAAAAATCCATCACTTAACCTTCTCTTTGTGGTAGTTCATTTTATAGGACCAAAGTTTTTGGTAGAGTGCAGTATCACCACCAAGGCGGAGAGCACTAATAATTGTTTCGAGTTCTTTATCGTTAATAGGAAGATTCATCATCCAAAAAATAGTTCTAGATTTACAGTTTTTTCTACATTCCATCCAATCGCATCTAGAATTGCTTTGAGTGGTTCGACAAAACTCTTTTCAAATTGTAGATCATAGTCGATGTATTTGTCAAGATTAAGTTCTCGCGGAAAATCCTGGATGAATGATATAACATTCTCCCGAATGATATTAGGTTTCTTCAAATAGAGGAATTTGATTTTCTCCCCATTATTGATGAGTGAATATTTATTAGTCAGTTTGTTCTCCTTAATATAATGATTAAAAAGTAATGCACCACGGCAATGAATTGGAGTTCCTTTTACATAGATGTCTGCGTAAGAACGATATTTTACCACATCTGACACTGATCTGGGGAAAGCAATCTCTTCTGGAGGAAGAGATTTGAACTCTTTACGGCACTTGTCAATGAAGTCAATAACATCTTCTTCAGTGCCATTCATCATCAACTTAAGACCATCCTTAATCATTTTGCGACAAGGTGCGGGAGTAGAAGATTTGACTGCTTCAATACCCATCATTTTGAGTTTAGGTTCTTCATAACGAACACCTTCACTATCCCAAACATTAAGAATATAACGCTTCTTCGCAGTCCAGATACCACGTTCAGCAATATTCTCACGCTTCATAAACATCTTCTGATCGTAAGCGTTTACGTAATCCGCGAGTTCTTGGTAACAACGGTCAATATACTTTTCAAGTTCCATCTCACACACCTTATTAAGGAACGTGACAACGCTTTCAGTAGTTTTCTCTCTTCCCTTGTATACACTGTCAACCAAAGGACCCAGATTAAGATAAATGGAATCGGTATCAGAAGCAATAACATAATCAACATCATTTGTTTTTAAGATCTTATTGATCTTTTGATTCATCTTATTCTCAATCCAACGGATAGAGACTTGACCAGAAAGCGTAATCGCCTCCGCATTGGCCAGTTTATAGTACCTAAAATACTGATTACCGATAGCACCATAAGCAGAGTTGAGTGAGATCTTCTTAGCCAT